AATCGATGATTTGAATGAATTTTACATAAAAAATCAAACATTAAAATGAGTAACGAGACATCACACCACAAGTGGGAGAGAGGTATTATTTACTTACTTAATTTAGACGGTTGGGATTTAGAATGGACTGGAGAAGAGTTTGAGCATTACGATGCAAGAGGCAAAACACCGAAAGGATTTGACTGCGTAATTGAGTTTAAATTAAGAAACGCATACTATCCCACTAAAGTACTAGAGAAGTATAAGTACGATAAGATAATGCAAATGGATTGCTTAAAGTTTTACTATGTATTTGACTCCAGAGGAAACTATCTTTATTATTTAGATTCTTTAGAACTACCAGAGCCAAGTATAATAAACTGCAAAGCAACAGAGAAATTTGGAAGAGACGAATTGATAAACAAAACTGTTTACTTTTTGTCAGAGAGCCAAGCAAGTATAATAAATAAATATTAAATGAAAACGGTAAATAGTATTTCTGGAGGACAAACTTCAGCTTATATAGCAGCAAACTATCCAGCAGACTATAACATATTTGCTTTAGTAACTACGGATGATGTTAAATGTCAATATCCGGATGCTAAAATTAGACAAATAGTAAGTGATAAAATAGGCAGAGAATTTATAGGCACTCTAGAGGATGACATTATTATACACACTATTTTAGATTTAGAGCAGTTTATAGGCAGCAAAATTGATTGGGTAGTAGGTAAGACATTTGATGAAATTATAGTACGTAAAAACGGCACTACTTTTTTACCATCTTATATGCGTAGATTTTGTACTTCTGAAATGAAACTAGAGCCAATATTTAATTTTTGGAAAGAGAATATAAAAGAGCCTTGCGAAACAAGAATAGGTTATCGTGCTAACGAAATGAATAGAGCAAAGTCAATGATAAAAAAACTTAATGCAAATGGCTTAAGTGAATTTAGAGCAGTAGTAGGACATTCAAAAAATGGCAATAAAAAATGGAAAGATATAGAATGGCAAAAACCAGTATTTCCATTAATAGAAAATAACATTTATAAAGATGCTATTATAAATTACTGGAAAGATAAACCAGTTCAATTTGCTTGGATGAATAATTGTGTAGGTTGTATGCATAAAGAGCCAGCACTATTAAATAAAATGTCAAAGTTACATCCTAATAAATTAGAATGGTTTGCTAAAGTTGAAAGAGAAAGTACAAATGGCTGCACTTGGAGAGAACGTATAACTTACGATAAAATTATAAATTATAAATTCAATACAGATTTATTTGATAGTGATTTTAACGAGTGCGATTCTGGATACTGCGGATTATAAAATAAATACTAAAAATTTGTTAATAAACTAAAAATTAATATCTTTGTAAAATAACCAAAACAAAAAATAATATGAATGAATTAATCAAAACAGAGGCACTACTTAAAGAAATAATAGCAGACAGAGAAAGAGCTAAAAAAGAACTAGAGCAGCAAATAGAGGAAATAACTAGACTTGTAACTATATGAATGTAGTTAGTTTATTTAACGGAATGAATACCGGAAGACAAGCACTTGAGAATGTAGGTATAAAAGTAAATAAATATTATAGTTCAGAAATTAAACCTTATGCAATAGAATTAACTCAACACCATTTTCCAGATACTATTCAAGTTGGAGACGTAACAAAATGGAGAGAGTGGAATATTGATTGGAGTAGTATAGATTTAATATTAAGTGGAAGTCCTTGTCAAGATTTGTCTGCTGCTGGTAAAAGAGCTGGTATTAATGGAAGTAGAAGTAGTTTATTTTTTGTCTTTGTTGAAATATTAGAACACATCAAATCACTCAATGCTAAAGTATTATTTCTTCAAGAAAATGTAGGAAGTGCAGCTAAATTAGATGTTGGAATTATGTCAAGAGCATTAGGAGTTTATCCAGTTAGAATTAATAGTAGTTTAGTTACTGCACAATTAAGGGATAGGTATTATTGGAGTAACATAAGAACAAGACAAGATGGAATGTTTGGCGATATTATAACTGATATTCCACAACCAAAAGACAAAGGAATAATGTTTAAAGATATTATAACAAGTGGATGTGTTGATACAGATAAACATACTTGTTTAAATACTGGTAGTGGTGCAACTGAACAAGCAAAACAAGAATATTTATTACATAGAAACGAAACTACTGGAATGATTACTTTAATTAATGAAAATGAAAAAGTAAGAACAGTTAACAAAATTGAAATGTGTAGGTTGCAAGGATTTCCAGATGACTATTGCGATATACTTTCAACTGCAAAAGCTGGTAGTTTATTAGGTGATGGATGGACTTTACCAATAATAGAACATATATTTAAATTTATAAAACAATGATAGTATTAATAGACGCAGATAGTTTAATCTGGAGCAGTTGCTACAAGCAAAAAGAAACTCCAGAGGATACCGGTTACCATAACATCGAAGAGGCCAAGCTAAAGTTTGACGAAGTGTATATGAATATCATAAACACAATAGAAGAGACATACGAAGTTGATAATGTAATGACCTTTGCTTGTGCAAGAGGTAACTTTCGTAAAGAGATATCAAAGACATATAAAGCAAACAGAATAGACAGAGAAATTCCTCCAATACTAAATGAGTTACAAGTTTATGTAGTTGAGCAATACGAAGCCAAAAGAGGTGCTGGAGTAGAGACAGACGATTTAGTAGCTACTTATTGGAATAACTTAACAGATACATTCGGAAGAGACCAAGTAATAATAGTTAGCATCGACAAAGACTACAAGCAACTACCTTGCATAATTTACAACTATCATTTAAAGCACCAATGCTTTTATTATATAACAGAGGCAGAGGCAAAGTACAATTTCTATGAGCAAATGATAGTAGGAGATACTGCAGACAATGTAAACTTCTGCAAAGGATATGGAGCAAAGTACGTTAAAAACGCATTTAAAGACTGTTTAAGCGATTATAATTATATTCGAGTAGTATTTAGCCTATTTAAAAAAATATACAAGCAGAAAGCACGAGAGCGATTTATAGAATGTTACTTACTTTTAAAATTAAAAACAAGTTAAAAAAGATGCAATATAATATACAAAAAGAAGAAGCAAAACTTTGTAATCAATATAAAAAATATAGTAAAAAATATTTAAATAAAAGAGTAAATTTTATAGTACGAGATTACGATGAAAATGAGAATGAAATAATATATAAATTAAAAGGAGAGGTAATAGGATTTAATAATTTTGGAGCTAGAGACGATAGTGCTGGATATTTATGTGCTGTAATTATGCCAGATAATTTTGATGATAGTATAAATTTAGATTATGATTTATTTAACGAAATAGATTTAAAAGATATAAAATCATTAAGTATAAAAAAGAATAAAAATATAATGAATAATCGGTTAGTTATTCGAGTTACAAAAGAAGAGCAAACTGCATATCAAAATTTAGCAAAAGAGCAAAACAAACCAATATCTAAAATAATTAGAGATTACTTGAATAAACTAACAACAAAATGAATCAGCACAAAATGTATAGATGTATTAGAATGATGCAATTTTTACAAGAGAAGCCACGAAATATATATACGATAGAAAGATATTTGAATGTAAGTAATAGAACAGTTTACCGGTATTTAAAACTTTACGAAGCACTTGGATATATAGTAACAAAAGACAAATTTGACAAAATACAATTAAACCAAAAATAAATGGAATACAAATTAATAGCAAACGAGATAAAAGATACACTAAAAGTTAATGTATTTGAGAATTCACGAAAGAGACCAATAATAGATGCAAGGAGTTTATTCTGTTACATACTACGCAAAGATTTTAATCTTACGTTACATAGTATAGCAGACATTTACAAGAGCAAAGGAAAAAATTACAATCACGCAACTGTAATACACTCGGTTAATAATTACGATATAGCATCCAAAGACGACAGAAGACTTGAAGAGATAAGAGCCAAAGTATTAAAACTAACTAATCCTCAAGCAGTACTTATAAATAGAATAAGAGACATATATGATACAGACAGATTACAAGGTTTACACAACTTAATAGACTTCCAAGAGCAACAACTAAAATAATAAATATATGGGCAAACCAAAATACATAGAGACACCAGAGATACTATGGCAACACTTTGAAGAGTACAAAAAAGAGACAAAGAGCAAACCATTCCTAGTAAAAGATTGGGTAGGTAAAGATGCTCTAGATGTATATAGAGAGAAAGAAAGACCACTCACTATTGAAGGCTTTGAATGCTACCTAGCAGATAAGAATATAATAGATAATTTAAGCCAATATTTTGCAAATACAGAGCAAAGATACACAGACTATCAAACTATCTGTTCACGTGTAAAAAAAGCAGTACGTCAAGACCAAATTGAAGGAGGGATGGCCGGAATGTATAATCCAAGTATAACACAAAGATTAAACGGATTAGTTGAGAAGACACAGACCGAAGTGAATGTAACCAAGTTTGATTTTGATGAGTAACATAAAAGGTTATAAGCCACACACAAACCAGAGGCAAATACACGATTCAATTAATAATGAGCCATACAAATATTATGTATTGAATATCGGGAGGCAGTTTGGTAAAACGATGTTGGCTATTAATCAAATGTTATACTGGGCGATTAATAATAGAGGTTGTAATATTGCTTGGGTTACTCCGGTATACAAACAAGGTAAAAAAGTATTTAGCGAACTAGAGAAGGCCACCAGAACGAGTGGCTTTTTTGAGTTTAACCAAAGTGAGTTAACAGTAAAAGGATTTGGAAGTACTATCTCTTTTTTCTCTGGAGAGAGACCGGATAATATTCGAGGAAATACATTTGACTATTTAATAATCGATGAGGTTGCATTTACAAGAGAGGAACTATGGAGCGAGGTACTTTCTGCAACCGTATTAGTCAAAGGTAAAAAAGTAATATTCATATCCACACCGAAAGGAAAGAATCATTTCCACACACTATCACTCCAACCTAATTATGACTCCAGATACAAGTACTTTCATTTTACAAGCTACGATACTCCATTCATTAACGAACTAGATTTAGAAGAGCGAAAAAGAAGTTTACCTAGCCATATATTTAGACAAGAGTATTTAGCAGAGTTTTTAGATAATTCAAGTGGACTATTTGCAAATGTAAGAGAGTGTATCGGAGAGCCTTCAAACTCAAATATATACTACGGAGGTTTAGATATTGGCCGAGCAGACGATTACACAGTACTGACTATTATAAACGAACACAAACAAATAGTTTACTGCGAGAGATGGAGACACGATGAGTGGACTAGAATAATAGATAAGGTAGGAATAAAAATAAACGAATACAATGCAAAGGTATATGTCGAGGTAAACAATCAAGGAGACGTATTTTATGAGATGCTAAAAAAGATATGCGGGAAGAGAGTCTATCCATTTGTAACAAGCACAAAGACCAAGCCTATAATGATTGAAGACTTGGCTGTACTATTCGAGCAGAAAGAAATACAAATACTTAATATCAGTTGGCTAGTAGATGAACTAGAGGCATTCACTTACATATATAATCAAACAACAAGGAACGTACAATATTCTGCACCACAAGGAGTACACGACGATAGTGTTATTAGTTTGGCATTATCTTACCAAGCAATTAAAGATTTAAAAAACAGAGGCACATACGCAATTAAATAATCATTCACAAATAAATAAAACAAACGTTATATAAATATGAAATTAATAGTACCAAGTTCACTAGAGGAAATCAGTCTTAGCAAATACCAGAGATACTTAAAAGAGTTTGAGTATAGCAAGAGCCTAAAAAACCAAGAGACATATCTAGGTTTAAAAATGATTGAGATATTTTGCGAGGTTACAGAAGAACAAGCCAAGCAAATAGATTCAGACTCGGCAAACAAAGTGATTAAAATATTAGTTGATTTACTTTCAGTTGAGCAGACGTTAACAGAAAGTTTTAAACTAGGAGGCATTCAGTTCGGTTGGATTCCTAAATTAGATAACTTATCATTTGGAGAGTTTTTAGACTTAAATAATAACATAGACAACTGGGAAAATATGGTTACTGCTATGGCAGTATTATACAGACCAATAACCGGAAGAGCAGCAGACGGAAAATACTTAATAGAGAAATACGAAGGAGACAAGTATCACGAAATATTAAAAGAGATGCCGTTAAGTGTTGTACTAGGAGCAACGGTTTTTTTTTGGAATTTAGGAGTGGATTTAGTGACATCTACCCTTT